GTTGTAGATGACGTGATGGTTTTCGTGGTGATTGTTTTATCTGCACCACTTGTTGGTAGTGGGTCAACCATAGATTTTTTTGGTTTATTCTGAATATCAAGAGTCTCCCAATACTTATACTGCATGGTGACAGGTAGTTTTATAATGTCAGAAGCTGTTTCGTAAGTTAGATTAATTGCTCCAATCTCTTTTGGGAAACACTCTTTAAGTCTAACTCCATAACGTCTTTGATCCTTTACATCAAGGAGATAAATATCAATGTCCTTGACGTAATCTCTATAGTACATGACATTCCACGTTTCCCTGTCCCACGCCATCTCTTGCCAACTCTCAAAGAACACTCTTTCCTCTAAGTCAGCGCTTGCTTGGAAGGCCATGGCGATTGCTCCACCAAATAGGACACCATCAACGATTTCTGGTTGAACACCGTACATATTAGTGTCCGGTGATGTATTCAGTGATCGCCCAGGCAGCTCAATACTTTCACATCTCATAGAAACGGTTCTAGGATTTCCTGCAGCTGGGGTTGTGATAATAACATCGTACCGATTTGGGAGTGCAAATCCCTGAGTGCTACGGGTCAGAGCTGTAAATGTTTCATATGAAATAGCCGAAGATGTTTCGGCAAACTTTGCGTTTGTTGCCATTAGATCATTCCCCTCGAATCTTTCCATACCGCAGATGCATCTGCCTTCTTGAACCTCTGCACAGGTAAGAGAGTTGCAATTGTAAATTCGTCTGCATCAATCCTACGAAACTGTGACTTGGTTTGTCCAGCAAGGTATTTGTGTATGGTTGGTTTAATAAGCCTCACCTTTTTTAGTTTCTGGTAATCAACAATAAGCTTGGTTGATTCATCAAATGCGGTGTTGTTAGAATAATCCACCAAACGATCCAACAACTTAATTCGCAGTGGAATAGGTAGGTAGTGGAGATTAATACCCAGAAACCCATCTGAATATTTCTCTATCGGCAATACCAACGGGAACGTGTCATAGTATGGTAGAGTTTTCTTGAACTTTGGGTCATATATAAACATGTTCAATTTACCATAGAAAGGCTGGTTGTTCCTCTTACCATCTCGTATAAGGTCCATCGCAGTTGGTGTACCCAATTCTTTAATCTTTTCTTTATACCATGCAGTAGATTTTGGGCGACCCTTTGCCTCATCCTTAACTGCTTGCATGTATTTACTAATTGCCATGTGTCTATTTATACGAAATACCCAGATGATCTTCAGTTAAAATCTTGAACTCCATACCATTATCTGCACACCATTCTGTGGCAGACCTCCACTTAGCATCGTTCACACCATAGGTCATGACCTCGTTCATCCATCGTCTGGTGCGCCTCTTGGGTTCCTTGGGTGGTTTGCACTGCACCTTGGGTTTAACCTCAATAATCATCTTCTTAATCGCACCATCAGCCTGTTTGACCTTAATGTAGAAATCTGGAAAGTATCTGTGCATACGCCCATCCTTGGGTGATAAATAGGGTATAATGATCTCTTCACTACCCCATTCAATTATGGATGTGCTGTTATCACAGTATACCATAAACTTACGCTCCCAGAGAGAACGATAAACTATGTTCTGTGGATTACCCTTATATTTTTGGGGTTTGGTTGGTGTATATCGACCTTTGTATGACATATGTTATAAATAGTTTCAATAAAGTGTATAAGGATATTTAGGCATGCCATTAAGAGACGATTACGCCACTATGCAAAAGCTTATTAAGTCTGGGGCAAGACCGGCCGGGAAACCAGTTGCAACTGGTACCGAAGACAGTCCCCTTGACCGGCCGGTCGCTGGATCGAAAATTCACCTATACCCATCTGATATTGGAATTAACCCTCGCCAAGCAAGTTATATATTGTTTGCTCGTCATTCCGTGACGGGTGCAAAGGTGAAACCAACAAAAATTAAAAGTGTTGATCTTTTTAAAAAGGGCGAAAATACCATAACCGTGCAGGAATTGCGTAGAAGGAAAACTGCTGCTACAGAAGCAGCTGCTTATGCATCGGCCACTGGTGGTGCCGGTGACAATGGTGCAAGCACATCAATTACATTGCAACGCAAAAATATCAAAAGAACTGGAGCTTATATCGGATTGTATATGCCCCCATCAGTTAATGTAAACTACGCTATGGATTACAGTGAGTCTGAAATAGGCTCGATGGGCGAAGCACTCGCTGGACTGTTTAAGGATTATCAAAACGATACATTGACAGCGGATTCTCTTAATCAAGCGGGCGCTACCGCTTCCCAAGGTCTAAAGAGTAAGGGCCTTGGTATGATTGATGCAATTATCCCCGGCGCAAAAGATTTGTATGCACTTGAGAATGGAACAATTACTACACCTAGAACAGAGATGATGTTTAGGGGTACTGGACGAAGATCATTTTCCTTCACTTTCGCATTCATTCCCAAGGATGCCCAAGAGTCGGAAACAGTCCATAACATTGTACAAGAATTTAAAGAAGGCATGTCTCCAAGTTTTAAGATAGCTGGTAGTACAAGAGAACAGACAATTCCTGATGTGTTCTCGATTCAGTACATGCATATGTATGGACAAAATCAATATATCAATAAGATTGGTAAATGTTATCTAAAAACAATGGATGTCACTTATGGTGGGGATAAATTTGTAACATACAACGCTAACGAAAGAGGTGCGCCACCCCAGAAAACAAATATCACACTAGCTTTCCAAGAACTAGAAGTCATGGATAGATCAAATATTAAGGACGGATTCTAAAATGTATTTCAGTCGATTTCCAGTTATTGCATATGATTCTGTCGGCGATGGAGAATCCAAGGTAGTCACGCATTTACTCAAGCGAATTGCAATTCATAATAAAGCAAGGTCAGTGTCGGCATTGTATGACACCTATGATGTTAGGAATGGCGAGACGCCAGAGATGATTGCACACATGTATTATGGTAATGCAGAGTATCATTGGGTAATCCTGATGGTCAACAACATTATGGATAGGTATCATCAGTGGCCAATGAACAACCGTCAGTTTCTTGCACATATTGATCAGAGGTATGACAATATGGATGCAACGCACCACTATGAAATTAATCAGGTATCAGGTGACACCGATGTTAAGATCGATATCGGCCTTACCAATATAGACATCGACGGTGATACCATTTCAGATGCAACATTGATCACGAATAGAGAATATGAAGAAGAAAAACAGGATGCGCTTAGAAAGATACGACTACTGGACCCCGAATATCTGGAACAGTTTGTTGAGGAATTCGAAAGTTTGGTTTCTGATACAGAGGATTAGTTGAGTGGCAAAGTCAGAACTTAGTACTGGTGGTGAGTTTAATGTTCTCCAAGCCGACCTAGTATTATCTACGGGAAAGGTAGTTGGGTTAACAGCATCTATTATGGGACTTTCTATATTTGAGGGAATAAATCAACTTACTGTAACAGGAACCATGACAATTCAAGATGCTTTCAACCTAGCATCCTTCGGCCCTATCATTGGACAAGAATACCTTAGACTCAAGATTGCAACGCCGGGCCTGGCAGGCAGTGCAAATATAATTGACTACACAGAAAACCCATTCATGATTACTGGTATTGATGATAGGGTTCCTATTGGTAACGGTGTTCAAGCGACAACTATGACATTCTGTTCAAAAGAGTTTGTAATAAATCAAAGGTCTAGAGTTAGAAGAAATCTGGTAGGATCATACTCAGAAATTGTTGAAACAATGTTAGAGACTGACCTAAAAAGTAATAAGGTAAGAAACATTGAGCCTAGTGCTGATAACAAAAAAATAATTGCACCAAACATAAAACCTCTTGATGTCATAACTATCGCAACGAAGAATGCTGTATCAAAGAAATTTGATCAGTCAACATATTTTTTCTGGGAAAGCACCAGCGGTTTCAATTTCAGAACTCTTGGGGATATGTATTCTCAATCACCTGTCATGACATACGAAGATAGTGTGGCAGGGAAAAGAACGAAAGATGGCGCGAGAGATATCTTAGCAGAGTTGTCTGCAATTGAAGCTTACAGAATATCCGGTTCGCCTGATACCGTGTGGAATTATGCTACAGGTATATTTTCATCTGAACTGATCGTTCACGATATCATATCCAAAAGTTACCAGAAACATATATATACGTCTAGTGATAATTTTTCGAAAGAACAACATCTTGGAAATACCCGCCTCGTAAGTAATGACCCTGATGGAATCGATGTGTCATCATTTCCATCTAAGCAGTATCTAAAACCTACTGTGGGTATTGGTAGTGATCAAGGTTTTGAGGATGAATATGATCAATATGCATATAATTCGAACAGGTTGAACTTAATGCAATCACGAAATTCACAACTATCAATGTTAGAATCTGCATTACAACTGAACATTGATGTTGTTGGTACTACTATTGTCAAGGCTGGAGATATTGTAGGGATTATAATACCTAGTGTCGCTGCGGTCAAAACCACCAAGGACGAAACACAAGATATGTTATATAACGGTTATTTTCTTATCAGGAGTATACGCCATGATTTTGATATTAGTAATGGAAAACACACAATGTCTATGAACGTCACCAAAGACGCCAAAGGCACTTCAAACAGTCGTTTAACATAAGGAGAAGTCCATCCCCAATACCCCTATACCCCCACATAAACAGCGAAAGGAACTTAAAATGGCTAAAACTAAAAATCGCATCAAGAAGATGACATTCCAAACACAAGAGCGCACGCTAGATTATAAACCACTCTCTGAAAATGATAAATACATTATAGAGATGGCAGGGTATAGAAAAACTGAAGGACGAACACCAAATGAAGACATATCACGATCTACAGGAAGGTCTACAAGACCCCAATATATTTAAAGCATTCTTCCTTGCGGGTGGGCCGGGCAGCGGTAAATCATACGTTGTTCGGT